TATGGGATACAAATGTAATGCGGGATTTACACCGAGAGCCAAGTGGGTTGGTAGACTCTTCAGGGCTCACGCTCCTAAATCCCTGGCATCGAAGAAAGTTTGGCAGTATTATCATGAAGTAGAAAGGGAGGCTAGAAAGCATGGCAACAATTAGCAGCGAAGCAGCCAAAGATTTAAAAGAGTTCAAAAGGGCTTGGACTCATTGGTATGTGCAGCTTGGTCATATTTGTAACTCAACTGAAGATTGGGATTTTTACAGGAAGCTAGAAGCTTTCATTCAATCTAAAATTTTAGATGAACAATTTAAATTTGATAAAGAACAAATAGAAGATATTGAGCATCAAAACGATATGGAACATTACGAAAGTCTCCAAAAAGAAATAAATAATTAATCCTCCTTGGGAGCAGCTTCGTCTGCTCCCTGACTCTTTACTTCCCTAAAAATATTTTATAAAATCCTCTTAAGGAGAAAATTAACATGTTTAATTATAGACAACCAAGCGAGTGCCGAATGGCTCACGATCAGGACAATCCCTGTTTATCTGATGAGGATTATCCTCGTTATGAATTAACCGATAGTATGGGCATCTCTTGTGGTTGGTGTTGTGATAAGTGCGAGGATAAACTCAGGTCACAATATCGCCCTGAGATATTTGGGGAGAGCTCCGAGTACCGAGAGCTCATGACCGAAATGGGTGAGAATATAGATGACGAATATTAAAACTGAATTTATGGCTCTGGATAAACATCTCTCCAGAGCCTGTTCCGAGCTTCAGGCTACGGAGGATGAGATCCAAAATTTAATTCATGGAACTAATGATCAGGAATTATTTGGATTATTAATGGACCTTGATACTGAAATATCTCGTTACTCTGAGATTGATAATCTTAGAGACGAGATTAAAAAGAGGTTAGATATAAATCCTTAATTATTTATTTATCTGGGAGCTGATACCTCAGCTCCTGGTTCTTGTCGCAATTTGTTTTTTCATCTTTAGCAGCGTCAAAAAAAATGCCTGGCAAAAGCGCCTGGCGGATCCCGGAAGCGAGAAACTTGCAAACCCCGACAAGGTACCCTAGCCAAGCTCCAGAGCTCTGGCTCTTTGGGTGGGGGGACCAGATTTATACCCCGTTTTTTTAAAATAACCTTCACGGCCCTATTATACACAAACATTTGTCCTTGAAACTGTTCTACATTTGTATATTTTTTGATTATGGCAAGAAAAGTAATTGATACCCCTTCAGGTCCAGTTGTTGTTTACACACCAGATGAAGTAAGTACAGATACAGCTATTGCTGAAAATTTAACAACAGGGCGTAATGTGGAAAAAACTATAAATCCCCAAGGTTATTTTACACAAGATCCCGTATTAGGCGGTGGCTCAGGTGCAATGAGAGAACTACTTGATCCTATGGATCCAGCAGGTGCATATAAAGCTTTTATAGCAGGTAGGTTATATCCAACAGAAGTGGGTGATTATTCTAACTTAACAAGCAAGAGTCCTTTAACATCAGGTGGACCTTTTAATCTTTTGCCAACACCAGAGGGAGCATTAACTCTCGGTGTAGGTGCAATAAATCCTTTATTTGGACTCTTGACTCGAGGTGCAATCAGCGGAAGAAATGCAGAAGCTTTAGAGACTCTTGTAAAGTCAGGTGTCCTCACCGCAGAAAAACCTGCCGAACCTTCTTCAGGTTTTAGAAAATTTTTAGGTTATGAATATACTCCAGGTACTGGTGAATATCGATTGTCTCCTGAAACAGGATTAGATTTAATGACTTACGTTAAAGAAACAGGAGGTACTCCAAAAGACTATTTTGAATCTCAGTTTCAATCCCAGTATGGTGATGCTAATGACTTAGCAAGATATCTCGATCAGATTGCTTATACGACTCAAGGTCAATTTTTTACCAAAGATTTATTTGGTAATCCGACACCATGGTCCAAGTATGTGGATCGACAAGGAAACATTCGACCTGATGCATTAGACAATTGGAAAAAGTATGGTGCGGAAGATAAAATGGGTGTGTTAAATATGTTTAAGAAAAAGGATCAAGGTACCCAAGCAGGAACCACGGATCAAGGAACAAGTGGTGGGGGAGGCTATATTGGGGCCCCTATGGAATCTCAACAAACAGGGGGTGGGGGTATTTCAGATTTACCAGGAGCTAAATACGCTCCATCTAATCCTTTCAAAGCGGCTAAAGAAGCAGGGCCTGGAAGTTATGAGAGTAAGGTTGCAGAAAACATAAGAAGAAATATTAAAGAGACAGGAACCAGTGGTTATAAAAAAGGTGTTGGGTTTACCAAAGGAAGGTAATCTTCCATGATCATTGATCTCGATTTTCATCGCAGACAAAAAGCAGCCGAGGATCGTTATGATCTTTGTCCTCAGGTCAATATTGTTTTTGATGTGGCAGAAGATAAAGATAATTGGTTTGGGCTTCATCCTGATGCTTTGCTTTATACGAGTTCCGAGGAGATCAAACAAATGATGGATAATAGCAAAGAACATCAAATTACGTTTTGTAAAATGATGAGAGATTACTTTGGACATTTTGCTCAAGAGTTGGAAAAGAAAAGTGAAAAGATTCAATTCGTCATGAACTACTACGAGGAAGAATGAACCAAGTTGCACGAACCACGGATCTCGATACTTTACAAAGAGAAGAATTAGAAAAGCAACTCATTGCGGAGCGTCTGAAGTTTTTAGAAAATTGTGAGAAGAAGTTTATTCCTTTTGTCAAACATGTCTGGCCTGAGTTTATTGATGGAGCTCATCATCGACAGATAGCCGAAAAGTTTGAGAAGATTGCGTCAGGTGAAATTAAACGCTTGATTGTGAACATGCCTCCTCGACATACCAAATCCGAATTTGCTTCTTATCTTTTTCCTGCATGGATGATCGGAAGAAACCCTAAATTAAAAATTATTCAAACTTCCCACAACACGGAACTCGCAACACGCTTTGGTCGTAAGATGAAGAACTTAGTGGATGATAGTTTGTTTCAACAAATATTTGATGTGAAGATTGCAACCGATAGTAAAGCCTCTGGTCGTTGGGAAACCAATCACGGAGGGGAATACTACGCAGCAGGTGTCGGCGGAGCGATTACCGGTCGGGGTGCGGATTTGTTAATCATTGATGATCCTCATACCGAACAAGATGTGAATAGTGCCACGGCGATGGATAATGTGTATGAGTGGTATACCTCCGGTCCTCGTCAGCGTTTACAACCAGGCGGAGCAATTGTGGTCGTCATGACTCGTTGGTCGGAGAAAGATTTGACAGGTCAGTTAATTCGAGCTCAAGCGAAAAGTGATCGAGGAGATAAATGGGAAGTGATTGAGTTCCCTGCCATCATGCCGAGTGGTAATCCTGTTTGGCCTGAGTATTGGAAAGCCGAAGAATTATTAAAAGTCAAAGCAGCCATTAGTGAAAGTAAATGGCAAGCTCAATATCAACAAAACCCTACTTCCGAAGAAACAGCCATTTTAAAAAGAGAGTGGTGGAAACTCTGGGACAAACCCAAGCTACCCACCATTTTGCACACCATCCAATCCTATGATACAGCGTACTCGAAAAAAGAGACAGCTGACTATAGTGCGATTACCACCTGGGCCGTCTTTCAACATGAAGGGATGCTCGGCACAGGCGTCTTGTTAATGGATGCGGAAAAAGGGAGATGGGACTTTCCTGAGTTAAAAAAGGTTGCTTTAGAGAAGTATAAATACTACGAACCCGATAGTGTGATTATTGAAGCGAAAGCATCAGGAATGCCTTTAACACAAGAATTAAACCGATTAGGAATACCCATATCGAACTTTACACCTAGTAGAGGGAATGATAAGTTGACAAGGGTGAACTCGATTGCCCCTATTTTTGAATCAGGCAAAGTTTATTACCCTGATTATGAATGGGCTCACGAGTTGATCGAAGAGTGTGCAGCGTTTCCTTTTGGGGAACACGATGACTATGTGGACAGTACGACACAGGCATTGATGCGTTACCGTGCTGGAAACTTTGTAGAGTTAGACGATGACTATAAGGATGACTCTCGAACATATAGGGATTATGAGTATTATAACTAATGGCAGATTCACCAGTAACAAGAATAGTAAATAAATTTAATCAACTATTTGGTATTAAACCAAGTGAAATACCTATTCCAAAACAAGTAGGTACAGGGGTTGACTTAGATAAACCTTTAGAAGGGGCTACTGTCACTACTGATTTTTTACCTTCAAAAGAAAATCCTATGGGTGGTCTTAGAGAAACCGAAACAAAATTAGGTGGAAGTAAAACAGGAAAAACTCCTTACAGTTTAGCGGAAACACAATCACCAAAATTTAGAAAATTTAATAAAGAAAAAAATCTAACAGGACAACAAGCGTTAGATTTTGGTGAAGTTAAACCAGCCGTTGAGTATCCAGAAAATTTACAAAAAAATATTAGAACTCCATTACAAACAAAAAATGTTTCAACTAAATTTGTTTTTCCTAGCGTTGCTAATTATGGAATTGATGAATATGATAGATATTTTGAAGATGTTAAAAAAGCCTTACCTGATTTTAAAGATGTGCAAGCATTAGATAATTACACTAAAAATCTATTTGCAACAAAATATGAAAATTATAAAAAAGCCCCTAAATTAGTTCCTTTAATTGATGAAGGGATACTCCCTAAGATAGATGAGTTTACAGAAAAAATGGAATTTAAGCAGGGAGTAAAAATTGCTCCTAGATTCAAATCTAATATAAGAGATATTGTAACCCAAGCCTTAAAAAAGAATGAGGGATATATTACAAAAGAAGTAACAGAATCTATAGATAATTATATTACGCAATTAGTAGATAGCGTACCTCAAAAAAACTATGATAAATGGGCGGTAGAATTAATAGGTGAAGTAAATCCAAGGACTGGTAAACCTTACACACCTGATAATATTAAAAAAATGTTAAGTACCAGAATGAATTTTGCTCTTAATAATTGGATGGATAAAAAAATTAAGCCAGCAATGTTAGATCAACTCTTAAAAGATATGGCAGGAGATTTTTCTTTTACCTACTTGGAACCTATTGTGGAAAGAAAAATGAATAAGCTAAGACCAAAATTTATTGCTCCTACTGTTGCCGCTTTAGTCAGCATTGTCAAATCTGGATCAGCCTCAGAACTTTTAAAAGCAGGATCAGGTGAGCTTTTTGGACTCGGGGGTGAGTTACTATTTCCTAATAAATTAGTTGCTCCAGAAGCTTTTACACAAGAAGAACAAGATGAAATTGATAAAGCAAGATTTATTTTTGGTAATAAATATGCAAATCAATTAAAAGAGCAAATTGAGAATGCTAAAATGAAAGAAGAACTAAGAGTGAGAGAGGAAATGGGAATAGGTACACTATGAAAAAAAAGAGTGTAAAAAAGAAAAAGCCCGTTAGAATAGTACGACCACGTGGATTTGAACTAATGAAACCAAACAAACAACCAAAGACAAGGATATCATAATGGCCGTAGACAAGAGAGTAGAAGCTGATTTAAATTTAAACGAAGCAAAATTTGAAGTGGAAGGAGATCCGCTAGAAATTGAAAAGCCTGAGTCAGAAGTAGAAGTCACAGAATTTATAGAAGATGATCAGGGAAACATGCAACCTTTTATGGATGAAGAAAATCCTGAAGAAGATCATAATTCCAACTTAGCTTTATATTTATCCGATAAAGAACTAGATGAAATTTCGATTGAATTGATGTCATCTATTGAAGATGATAAAACTTCCAGAGAAGATTGGGAAACACAATATACAAAAGGTTTAGACTTATTAGGTTTCAAACACGAAGAACGTACTCGACCATTTCGAGGAGCCTCTGCTGTTACGCACCCCGTTCTTGCAGAAGCAGCCGTACAGTTTCAATCTCAAGCTTATAAAGAATTACTCCCTGCTAATGGTCCTGTAAAAACAGCAATCATTGGTCAAGCTAACGAAGAGTTAGAACAACAAGCTCAACGTGTTCAAGATTATATGAACTATCAAATCACGTATGTGATGAAAGACTATGAAACAGAAACTGATCAAATGTTATTTTATTTACCTTTGGCAGGATCTGCTTTTAGAAAAGTTTTTTATGATTCTTCCGAAGAGAAAGCACGATCTCAATTTGTTCCTGCGGAAGATTTAGTAGTGCCTTATGGTGCAAGTTATTTAGATGATGCCGAGCGAGTAACTCACATCATTAAAATGAATGAAATTGAACTAAAGAAAAAACAAATCTTTGGTATGTATCGTGACATTGATGTTCGACCATATAATGAAGATGATCAAGTTCAAGATAAGTATGATTCAATCGAGGGAGTTAGATCAAAAGGATATACTTCTGATATGTATACTCTTTACGAGTGTCATTGTTATTTAGATTTACCAGGCTACGAAGATGCTGACGGACAGAAACTTCCTTACATTGTCACTGTTGATGAAAGTAGTAACAAGATTTTATCGATCTATCGAAACTACGAACAAGGAGATGCGTTAAGAAAAAAGAAAGCATACTTTGTTCATTATAAATTTCTTCCGGGTTTAGGGTTTTATGGTTTTGGTTTAATACACATGATTGGTGGTTTGTCAAAGACAGCTACCTTAGCCTTGCGTCAGCTCCTTGATGCGGGAACCTTGAGCAATTTACCTGCGGGTTTTAAAGCCAGAGGCATTCGTATTCGAGATGATGATCAACCTTTACAACCCGGAGAATTTAGAGATATCGATGCACCGAGTGGCACGATTCAAGGATCTTTAATTAATCTTCCGTACAAAGGACCTGATCAAACTTTATTCGCTCTTTTAGGTTTCTGTGTGGATGCCGCTAAGAGATTTGTATCGGTTGCGGACTCAAAGATTGGCGATGCTTCCATTAATCAAAACGCTCCTGTCGGAACAACTGTAGCTCTCATGGAACGAGGAACTATGGTTATCAGTTCTATTCATAAAAGATTACATAATGCTCAGAAACAAGAATTTAGTTTACTCGCTAAAACCTTCCAAATTTATTTACCTCCTGTTTATCCTTACAGTGTCGGCAATGTTAATCCTGCTATTAAACAACAAGATTTTGATGATCGTATTGATATTATTCCTGTCAGTGATCCGAGCATGTTTTCCATGTCACAAAGAATTGCCATGGCACAAACTCAGTTACAAATGGCACAAAGTGCTCCTCAATTACATAATTTACGAGAAGCATATCGTAGAATGTACGTAGCCCTCAGAGTTCCGAACATTGAACAAATTTTACCTGAGCCACCTCAACCCCAACCCATGGACCCTGGAATGGAAAATGGTAACGCCATGAGAAATATGCCTTTACAAGTATTTCCTGGTCAAGATCACATGGCTCACATTAAAGCACATCAATTTTTTATGAGTTCCAATTTAGTGAAAAATAATATGGCAGTGTTAATGGTTTTACAGGCTCACATTTCTGATCACATATCAGCAATGGCCAATGAAGAAATTCAACAAGCAGCTCAGGCTCAGATGATGCAAGCACAACAACAAGGGGTGCAAATGGCTCCTGAAGAGATGCAAGCAATACAAGCTCAATCCCAAAAAGCGATTGCTCAACGGATTGTGGAGTTGACACAAAAATTAGTAGAGGAAGAAAAACAAATGATGCCTGATGCAGGGAAAGATCCCCTCGTCAATCTCAAAGAGGAGGAATTAAACATAAGAAAAGCTGATTTAATCAGAAGAACTCAGGATGATCAAAACGATCAAACTTTAGATTTGGCTCGATTAGCACAAAAAGATCAGGTGGACAAAGAAAAAATTGAAGTGTCAAGAGAGAGAAATGCTATCAACATAGCAAAAAACATGCTAGGCTAATCGTATGTCAATACGAACACCAAAATTAGATACAAAAATTAAAACAACAAGCAATACGTCTACCACTACGAGACGTTACAAAGCTCCCACTCGTTCAGAATTGATGAAAAAATACGCAACCTTGAAAAAAAATAGAAAAGGAACAACTTTAGATAAGAATTTACAAGCAACTTTAATTAAAAACGTCTTACAAAACACAAAAAAGGGCTAAAAAATGAACAAAAAACAAAAAAAAGTCGAAAAAGTGATGAGAGAATTTAAAAATAAGAAGTTAAATATTGGTAAATCAAAGAAAAAGGTGAAAAATCGCAAACAAGCTATTGCTATCGCTTTATCAGAGGCGGGAATGTCTAAAAAAAAGTAATGTCAGAGATTAAATTAAAAAAATATATGGATGATTTATCAAATTATATAAATCGACCTTCTTTAACAGATGAAGAACGTATTATTATGGCAACCGCCATGCTTTATACCACCCGAATTATCTATGAAGAAAACTATGGCTCTGAAATGGCTATTAATTTAATTGACACCATAGGTGGTGGCAAGGTAGACTACGTAAAACCGACAAAACATTAAGAGGTAATAAAAATGAAAGAAAAAAGTATAGACAAAGGTCAGTATCAAATGACAGATAAGTCGAAAGTGCCTTTTAAATGTGCACCTACTGATCCTGCTAAATCTAAGACACAGGGACAGTATGCTGTTCAGGTTAAGAAAGTTCCTTTTAAGGGGGTATTCTAATGCAAAAATGGATAAAGGATCTTTGGGATAAACATCCAAAGAAAAAATGGCTCGTAATCGGTCTAGTTATCGGTTGGGTGGCCGCTCAATACATCTAATCAATGTTATCAAAAATATTAGGCGGATCTTTAGTAGACACTGTCGGTAAAGTTATTGACAGTGTCCACACTTCCGAAGAAGAAAAAGGTCAAATCAGAATTAAACTTCAAGAACTTGAAAATGAAATTAACTCTAAACAAATGGATATTAATTTAGCGGATGCTCAATCTACAGCTACCGATATTTCAGGTTTATTGCAACGTTCTTGGAGGCCCCTCATTGGATTTAGTGCAGCGTTGGCCATTTTTTTCGAATTTGTCCTTAAACCTTTTATTGTGTTCTTTTTAGGAGTATTTCAAATTGAAGTAGGTCCACTACCTCAAATGAACATGGAACAATTAATGCCTTTAGTTATGGCTTTGCTCGGAATGGCTAGCTTGAGAACTTTTGAGAAGCATAAGAAAATTACCAAATAATGTGCCAGGGATGTGATTGTGATAACGACTGCCCAAACAAAAATAAAATGTTAGATAAATGTCGTAAGTGTGATTGTATTTGTCATGCAGAAACTACTTGTAATTGTGAGTGTGCTGTTTGTGAATGCTTAGAATGTTTAAAGAGATATGAAGAAGCAAACAAGCGGTAGTGCTATTGAACATGTAGTCAAAAAGACTACAATAGGTGATGGAAGAATTAGTACGGCAACCATGAACAAACATAAACGAAGAAATTTTAAAAAATATCGAGGACAAGGAAGATGACCAAAAAGAAATCTACTGTTAATAAAGCAGGTAATTATACAAAACCTTCCATGAGAAAAAGTTTATTTAATAAAATTAAAGCAGGGAGTAAAGGAGGCAAGCCAGGACAATGGAGTGCTCGTAAAGCTCAATTACTTGCTTCTGAATATAAGAAAAAAGGAGGCGGTTATCGAAACTAATGCCTCTCAAAAAACCACAACAAAGTTTAAAGGACTGGGGTAAACAGAAATGGCGTACCTCATCTGGTAAACCCTCTAAGGGAAAAAGAAGGTATCTTCCTGACGCAGCCTGGAATTCACTTTCTTCAGGAGAAAAAGCTGCAACAAACAGAGCGAAAGCAAAAGGTAACAAGAAAGGAAAACAATTTGTTAAACAACCTAAAAATATTGCTAAGAAAACTGCTAGGTTTAGATAAACCACAACAAGACGAACACGAAGATAAAAAGAATTGGGGAATATAATGATTAAAATTACAGATTCATTGCGTGAAAGAATTCGCATTCATGAGGGTTGTGTTTTAGAACCTTATGAGGACAGCCTAGGAAAACTCACTGTGGGTATTGGCCATTTAGTAAAAGCTCATGAAAGAAAACGATTTCAAAAAGGAGTTAAAATTACACAAGAAGAAGCGGATGAGTTATTTGATATCGATTTGAATAGAGCTGCCGCTGGTGCTGATGAACTTATTGAAAAGAAAATTGGTGATCATGATTTATTGCCTCAGGTTGTACAGGAAGTTTTGGTCGAAATGGTTTTTCAATTAGGAACAACAGGTGTCAAACAATTTCGTAACATGTGGGCTAGCTTAAAAGAGAAAGATGGAAAAATGGCAGCGATGCACATGAAAGATTCAAGATGGCATAAACAAACAAAAAAGAGATGTGAATCTCTTGCAAAAATTGTGGCAACAGCACAATGGATGTAATTAAAGTAGCAGATCATCTTAGAAAGATCTTGAAAGTTAGGCAAAATGACATTAGTTTATACCTAACCTCAGGTGTTAAAGATTGGGAAGAGTATAAACACATGGTAGGTAAATACCATGCTTACAACGAAATCTTAAATGAAATTAATTCGTTGCTAAAAAGAATGGAGCATGACGATGAAGGACTCGATAATTGAGAAACTTCCGAAACCCACAGGGTGGAGAATTTTAGTTCTTCCCTATAAAAGAAAAGAGAAAACCAAAGGTGGTATAATTCTCACAGATCAATCTCTCGAAGAATCGCAAGTAGCTAGTAGCATCGGTTTAGTTTTAAAAGTTGGACCTGATGCATATAAAGACAAAGATAGATTTCCTAATGGACCTTGGTGCAAGGAAAAAGATTTTGTTGTCTTTGGTAAATATGCAGGTTCAAGAATCAAGATTGAAGATGGAGAAGTTAGACTAATGAATGACGATGAAATCTTAGCAGTGGTTAATGATCCTGAAGATTTCCTAAACATGTAAGGAGGCTGACATGCTAGAAGAAAAAAATATGCCTGTTGATACCGATGAAAGTGTTGAAGTAACCTTAGAGGATAATCAACAACCCATACAAAATACGGAAGCAGAAAAAGTTGAAGTTGCTGAACAAGAATCTCCCAGAATGGAAGAGGAGACAGAACAATACTCTGCCAAAGTAAAAGCAAGAATCGATAAACTAACAAAGAGATTAAGAGAAGCAGAAAGACGTGAAGAGTCTGCTTTAGCTTATGCTCAAGGAGTACAAAAAGAAGCTCAAGATATTAAATCTAAATATGAAACTTTAGATAAAAATTATATTGATGAGTTTGGTACTCGTGTCGAGAATCAATTAGACTTAGCAAAAAATAAGTTAAAAAATGCTATTGCTCAAAGAGATGTGGAAGCACAGATCGAAGCTAATCAAGAGATAGCAAGATTAACCATTGATGCAGAAAGAATTAAATATTCTAAGCAGATTCAAGAACAAAATAAAGCTAAAGAAACGGCTAATAATCAACAACAAATCAATAATCAACAATATCAACCTAGACCGAAAGCCGATCCAAAGGCAGTAGAGTGGGCTGAAAAGAATGAATGGTTTGGTAATGATGAAGTCATGACGGATGCTGCTAAGGCCATTCATCGAACATTAGTGTTGCAGGAAAAGATTGATCCTAATAGTGATTTATACTATGATGAATTGGATAAAAGAGTTCGTGAATATTTCCCTCATAAGTTTAATCAGGGAAATTCAGAGACAACAAAGTTCGCTCAGCCTGTTGCCTCTGCTACACGCAGTACAAAAACCTCTGGGCGTAGGACAGTCAAGTTGTCCCCTTCTCAAGCTGCAATGGCAAGGAGATTAGGAGTAACACTTGAACAATATGCTAAATACGTGAAGGAGGCATAAAATGGAAAATGAAACTAAAATAAAAAAATCCTCACGCTCTTCAGAGACCCGTGAAAATAAAGTTCGTAAAAGAGGTTGGGTTCCTCCATCATCGCTTCAAGCACCCGAACCACCCGAAGGATGGCATCATCGTTGGGTTCGAGCTGAAATGCGAGGTATGACCGATGATAAAAATATCATGGGTAGACTTCGTTCTGGATATGAATTTGTTAGGGCAGATGAATTTCCAGACAGAATGGATTTACCAAAATACGAAGACGGTAAATACAAAGGTGTTATAGGAGTAGGTGGTCTTGTACTGATGAGATGTCCTATTGAAGTTAAAGAAGACAGAGATGAATATTTCCGTCAACAAACTCTTGGACAAAATGAGTCAGTCGAAAATGATTTATTCAAAGACGAACACCCTAGTATGCCTATTCATGCGGATAGGCAAAGTAAGGTGACTTTTGGTGGCGGAAAAAAATAGCTCCCTTAAGTCATTGAATAATAACTTAAGTAACTAAGGAGTCCAAGATGGCAAATATAAACAGTATATTTGGTTTTCGTTCGGTCAAAAAAGTTGGTGCAGGCTATAATGCTTCAGCACAAAACGAATATGTGATCGCTAACGGTGAATCAAGTGCAATATACCAAGGTGACCCGGTTGTATTAAATGCAAACGGTTCAATTTCTGTCGGATCTTCTGCTGGCGCTGAGTTGATAGGGATTTTCAACGGTTGTTTTTACACAGACCCAACTACACAAAAACCAACCTATTCAAATTTCTATCCAGGCGGAATAGCAGCTGACGATATCGTAGCCAATGTAATTGACGATCCTAACGCACTTTTTGAAGTGAAGATCGATGATACAAATGGTGGACAAGCACAGGTTGGAAGCAATGCAAACATTGCTACATACAGTGCAGGATCATCTAGAGATGGCGTTTCTAACGTAGCTTTAGACGGTTCTTCATTTGCAACCAGCAGTGCAGCTAACTTCAGAGTAGTGAGTTTATCTACTGATCCTGATAATAATGATTATTCTTCAGCGAATGCATCTATTATTGTAAAGATCAACAAACACTCATTAACTGATACAACAGGAGTATAAGGAGTTAAATCATGGCAATATCAAGACAACAACTAGTTAAAGAACTAGAGCCAGGTTTGAACGCTTTATTCGGCCTGGAATATGACAAATACGAAAACGAACATGCAGAGATCTTTGATCAAGAGACATCTGAAAGAGCTTTTGAAGAAGAAGTAATGTTAGTTGGTTTCGGTAATGCGAGAACAAAGTCTGAAGGAGCAGCGGTCACTTTTGATCAAGCTCAAGAAAGCTTTACAGCTCGTTATTCACACGAAACTATTGCACTAGCATTTGCTATCACAGAAGAAGCTGTTGAAGATAATCTTTATGACAGACTATCTGCTCGATACACACGTGCATTAGCTAGATCAATGGCATATACAAAGCAGATTAAAGCTGCTGACGTATTAAACACTGCCTTTGCATCATCTGGTGCAGCAGGTACTAATCCTGGTGGTGATGGTGTTTCACTTGTGAACGCTGCTCACCCAACCGCTCTTGGTGGTACATTCTCAAACAGAAGTGCAACTGACGCTGACCTTAATGAAACATCATTAGAGCAAGCTTTAATTGACATTTCTCAGTTTGTGGATGAAAGAGGTCTATTAATTGCAACTAGAGGTAGAAAA